CTATGTGCGTCAATGACGTTATATGTTCTGGTGCTAAACCATTATATTTTTTAGACTACATCTCTACCAAATCACTTGATGCTAACGTCAGTGATATTGTGTATGGGATTAATGTTGGTTGCACAATGGCAGGGATGGAACTTATAGGTGGAGAAACTGCAGAGCATTATAGAGCAAATGACTATGACCTTGCTGGTTTCTGTACTGGTATTGTAGAGAAGAATGATATTGTTAATGGCAGTAACATTAGAGCAGGTGATGTAGTCATCGGTATTGAGAGTAGTGGACTTCATAGTAATGGATACACACTCATTAATGATATGCTGTGGAGAAATTATATTTACTACAAAGAGATGCCTGAGTTGCTGAGACCTACCACAATCTATGCTCGTCTCATTCAATATTTGTTGGATGAGGTTCCTATCCTAGGCATGGCGCACATCACTGGAGGAGGACTGCCTGAGAACCTCCCACGATGCCTTCCAGCAGGTCTTACGGTTGATGTTGACTATGATTCTTGGGAGAGACCAGAACTGTTTAACAAGATTCAGAAGGCAGGAGACATTGCCGAGGAGGAGATGCGTAATGTATTCAATCTTGGTATTGGATTCTGTCTAGTGGTTCCAAAAGAAGTAGTAGAACACACTCAAACTTTGATTGCTGACACTCCATTTGGTATGAGATCATGGGTTATTGGAACTATTATAACTATACCTATGTGAGTGAATATTATGGAAGTTAATCCGCAGTATTATAAGTATTGGAAAGATATTTGGAGTTCTCAATCTGCAGAAGTATTGGATGCGACTGCACTTATTCGTGTTATGGAATGCACGAATGGGTGTATACAACATGCATTTAGGGATGAAGATGAAAGAGCACTTTCCACAGAACAGACTAGAGAGTGTATGAAACTTTCAATGGGAACAATTAAGAATAAGGTATTGCCATTGCCTGATGGGAGAACAAAAGTGATACTTCCAGAAGAATGCCATGAGATTATGAATACTGCAAGGGATTTATATGTTCGTGGATTTAAGCAAGGAGATGAAGAAGCACTTGAAGAATTCTTTGCACTGTCAAAGGCACACTTCCAAGTGTTAGGTCGTCAACTTATTGATGAGAAGTTTAGATTTTTCGCAGAACACTTTGAGGATGTATTCACTTCATATTGGATTATGATGGGTAGAATGTATATCTATGATATGGGTGAGTTCATTTAATAAATATAAGAAAAGTAATATATAATGGCAGGATTTGCAGGACCAAATATAATTGAAGATGGGCTAGTGTTATGCCTTGATGCAGCTAACACTAAAAGTTATCCTGTTAGCGGAACCACTTGGACTGATCTGAGTGGCAAAGGTAATGATGCAACGTTGCAATACGGTCCTACATATAATTCAGACAACGGTGGGTATTTTATTTTTGATGGAATAAATGATCAGGCTACAATTTCTAATGCTTCTGCTTTAGGTGGTTTTAGTGGAGATTTTACAATAGAGTTTTGGTTTAAGGGTGGTCAGCAGCAAAACTATGCAGTTTTCTTAGAAAATCATTCTGGAGGATCTGAATCCCAGAGGAAGTGGGCAATTCAAGCAGAATCAGATGGATCGACAGGAAATATGATATGGGTGCGTAATGGTGTTGATGGTATTGCTGCTATTAAATTTACAACATCTGGAATTGATTCTTTTGATAATGATTGGCATCAACATGTTGTTGTTAGAAATGGATCTACGATTAACTATTATATTGATAAGGTAAGTAGAGGATCAGAAAGTTATTCGGGAACTTTATCTGCGGGTACTAAACTTGCTATTGGAGAATTCTCACTTGGTTCCAACCCTGGCCAGAATTATCATATTGGTGGAAATATGTCTGCTATTCGAATATACAATGGAAAAGGGTTCACAGCAGCAGAAGTTCTGCAAAACTACAATGCATTTAGAGGGAGGTATTAATAATGGCACTAGCACATTCTCCAAGGATTGTAACTGATGGACTTTTATTCGCATTTGATGCAGGAAATACTAAGTCTTATCTCGGCAGTGGATTTAAATGTAATGACTTGATTGGTAGTAATAATGGAACTAAATATGGACCAACTTTTAGTTCTGATGATGGTGGATCTTTGTCTTTTGATGGTGGAAATGACTATATTAATTTTCCCAATGATCTAAGCACTGGAACTGGAGTTTCACTTTCTTTTTGGGTGAATCCAGCTTTAGATTCAAATAGGAATACTTTTATTAGTAGTGGTGGGTCGAATAGTGGATTTGCGTTTTTTGCTAATACTGTTGATACTACCGATAGGAAATTGATATTTAGAGTTGGTAATGGGACAAGTGGTGATAGTTTATCATCATCTAGTAATTTTGTTCTTGATAATGTTTGGCAAAATTTTGCAGTCACTTGTGTAAGATCTACTGGTGCATGTGTTTTATATAAAAATGGTTCATCAATTGCAAGTAGTACTCTTAGTATTACTGATTGGATTATGAATATAACTGATGCAGGTTTTCACATCGGATCTTTTGTGGCTCCTCAACCAAACGTTTGGTATTATTCTGGAAAATTGTCAATTGCGAAAGTATACAACAAAGGACTCACAGCAGCAGAAGTTCTGCAAAACTACAATGCATTTAAAGGGAGGTATGTATAATGTCAGTTGAGTATAATCCTAAAGTATCTACTGATAAACTTGTTTTTTTAGTAGATGCTGCTAATCCAAAATCTCTTTCTGGTCCTAGTGCTACTACTTGGAACTCTACTGGAGATTCTCGAGAAATTGCATATCCAAATTGGGGTGGTCCCAATTCTGGAACTTTAGACAGTGGAGCTAGTTATGATTCTGGTAACTTAGGGGCAATACAGTTTGGATCTGGAGACCATGTTTCTTTTGAGGATGAGTTTTTTGATCCTAATAGTCCAATAAAGAGTTTTAGTACAACTTTTTGGTTCAAACATGATGATACATCCGATTATATGACATTGATAGGAAATGATACTGCTAATGACTTTTGTCTTTTGATTTATTTGTTTGGTAAAGAAAAAATGAGAATAGCGAGCGATGGTCAAAGTGGAATTGGTAATGACACTACATTTTGGACAGCTCCTTTTGTTTTTGATCCTAATATCTGGTATAATGCTGTAATGATTCGAGATCATGATGGTAGCTATTATACATATAAACAATATGTGAATGGTGAATTTGTTGGCCAGAGTTCTGGTACTAATGATGGACCTTCTAGTGCTAATTTAAGTAATGGAAGTAAAACTATAGGAAGAAGTAAAAATCTTGGTATTCCCCAAAGCACCATGAATTTTGGTGGACTTATATCATACGTGTCTGCATATCAAAAAGTTTTATCTGCTGAAGAAGTTAAACAAAACTATGATGCACTCAAATACCGATATCATTAATTGAAAATGTGGAAGACAAAGTGTGTTGGGTGTGGTAAAATGGTTCCAGCGAATCAAACACCTCAAGTAGGACACCAAGCACCTGATGGTAGTTGGACAAATTCGTTATGTAAACCTTGTTGGGTGAAAAAGAACAGTGGACAAAATTGACACACAAGGAATGAGTCTTCCTGGTAAATCAAAGAAACCAAGTAGTTATGATCCTATGCCAGTAAAAATTCGTACAATCTTTACTGAAGAAGAACGTATTGAGTTGAAACAAATTATCAATGAAGCACTTGATGAAAGGGAGAAAGCATGAAGTTTAAAGCATTAGTATTCATCCGACTACGATCACAGGTGGATGACTCTCCCGGCAATGCTGTGAGAGACGCCTGTAAACGACTGTCCGAGTTGGATATCAAGAAACTTAGACTTGGTAAGGTGATTGATGTTTGGTTGGAAGCAGAGAGCAGAGAGTATGCTGAGAAGGAATTGGAAATGCTTTCTGATAGATTCCTTGCCAATACAGTCATGGAAGACTGGGATTATGAATTGACTGAGATTGAAGAATTTCCTAAAGGTATTGAATAATGGAAGGATTTAACACACCGGGATCAAACAAGAGGGAACTCACTCCTGTATTCAAAGATTTTGTAGTTAATTTACAGATCGATAATGTGGTGAAGATCTTAGATGCTAAGATTGAACGTTGTAATGTATATAATAGTGATAATCGAGACGAAGTTTACAAACAAATCACTATTACATATAAAGAAGAATGATGTGGGGTTGCCTAAATAGGAATGAATATCGTCGCCGCGAGGGATCAACTGGCAAAATCCAGTTGCAACCCTCATTTTTTTATGTTAGAATGTTTTGAAAGTGATTTAATTTATGGAGGAATTTTTTAAAAAATGACTATTAAGATGATGCTCCTGAAAACAGGAGAAACCTTAATTTCAGATGTCAAAGAAGTTGCACGAGAGGATCAGATTCGTGGGTATCTTCTTGAACATCCACATTATGTGACTACTCAAGAAAAAAATGTACTTGTTGAGTCTGATACTGGAAATTCAAACTATGAGATTGATGTTGTATTGACTCCATGGTTGATTCTTTCTAGTGATAATAAATTTGTGGTTTCTGCAGATTATATTGCAACTATTTGTGAACCTATTAAAAGTGTTAAGGATATGTTCATAAAAAAGACTGAGAACAATTTAAGTATAGAAGGAGTTCAAGACGAAATTCCATTATCCCCTACGGAGATTATTAATGAGTGATAAATCTATAAAGTGTCTGCTAGTTGATATTGATAATGTATTGATTAGTGAAGTTGAAGAGATGGATTCTTCTATCGGTGATCCTGATTGCAAACTTATCAATCCATATCGTTTCTATATTGATGGTAAAATGGAACGCTGGGTTAAAGCATCCGATCAAACAGAGTTTATGATTCGTTCTAGTGATATTCTTACTATTGCAGATCCCAGTCCTGAAGTAATTACGGAGTATCTTAAACTTACAGAATGAAAGTTTTAAGTATTGATTTGGACTATATTATGAGTCCAGTAATTGATTTATACAATAATATTTTTTTTAATCAAAATCCTACTTTGAGATGGGAAAAATTATTTGATAATACTTCTTTCAAAGAAAGTCATTTTTACATTGACCAAGGTAACCTTCTTTATTGTTTCAATACTTATTTGAAAGCATTGAGGAATTGTGATAGTGTTACTTTTGGATATGACCATGATTCTATTCTTTATACTCTATGTGATTGTAAAGATATAAAATTGATTAATATTGATCATCATGACGATATTTTTGGTGGAGACTATCTAAAAAGCTCTTCATCTGCTGAAGAAGCATATCGTAAAGAATATGATGAAATCATGAATCACAATAGAGTTCATGAGGGAAACTGGGGTGCTTGGTTAGGTGGTACGGGTCGATTGAAATCTTTTGTTTGGATTGGTAATGAAGAGAGTCCAAATAAATTAAGAAATCATTACAATAATAAAGTAGTTCCTAATTATCTGAATGTAGAAAGAGAGAACTACGAGTTTGAGGATTATGATTTTGATCACATCTTTGTTTGTCTTTCCCCTCAATATACCCCTAAGCAGCACTGGCATTATTTTTCAATGTTCATCTCCACTTTTGAGGAAACGACTGGGAAAGATGCTATAATATACACGGACAAATTTCAGTTTCATACCCACCTAGACATAGTACATAATGAGATTTTACACCAATGTTCAAATGGTCGGTGATCACTTTTTGGTTCGTGGTTATGAGAATGGTCGCCATTTCGCAACTAGGGAAAAATTTTATCCAACTCTGTTTGTAGCATCAAAAAAACCTACAAAATACAAAACACTCGAGGGTGAATATGTTGAATCAATTGAACCTGGAACTGTTCGTGATTGTCGTGAATTTATTAAACGATATGATGGTATAGACAATTTTAAAATTTACGGGAACGACAGATACATCTACCAATATATTTCTGAGAAGTATCCTGAAGAAGAAATTAAATTTGATACTACAAAGATTAAAATCTCTACAATTGATATTGAGGTTAAATCTGAAAACGGATTCCCTGATGTTGAATCTGCAGCAGAAGAGGTTCTTCTTATTACCGTCCAAGATTATACTACTAAACAGATTCGTACATGGGGTCAGGGACCTTTTAATAATACGCAAGAGAATGTCATCTACAAAAGTTTTAGAACTGAGTATGAACTTTTAAATGATTTTATTAACTGGTGGATGATTGAAACCAATACACCTGAAGTTGTGACTGGGTGGAATAGTGAACTCTATGATATGCCTTACTTGGTGAGACGTATTGATAGGATTCTTGGTGAGAAGTTGATGAAACGCCTTTCTCCTTGGGGTTTGGTTACAGAACGTGAGACCATTATTATGGGTCGTAAGCATATTTCTTATGATGTAGGTGGTATTACACAACTTGATTATCTAAATCTTTATAAGAAATTTACTTATAAGGCACAAGAGTCTTATCGGTTGGATTATATTGCGAGTGTAGAACTTGGGCAAAAGAAACTTGATCACTCTGAGTTTGATACCTTTAAGGATTTCTATACTAACGGGTGGCAAAAGTTTGTAGAATATAATATCATTGACGTGGAACTTGTTGACCGTATGGAAGACAAGATGAAACTGATTGAACTAGCAATCGTTATGGCGTATGACGCTAAAGCGAACTATGCTGATGTGTTCTCTCAGGTTCGTATGTGGGATACGATTATCTACAATTACCTTAAAAAAAGAAATATTGTAATCCCTCCTATCGTTCGTTCTGATAAAGACTCTAAGTATGCAGGTGCATATGTCAAGGAACCGGTTCCGGGAAAGTATGATTGGGTTGTGTCTTTTGACCTTAACTCTCTCTACCCTCACCTTATTATGCAGTACAACATCTCTCCGGAGACACTCAGAGAGACCAGGCACCCATCAGTTACCGTTGATAAGATACTTAACCAAGAACTGACCTTTGAACTGTATAAGGACAGTGCAGTGTGTGCTAATGGTGCCATGTATCGTAAAGATGTTCGTGGGTTTCTACCTGAACTGATGGAGAAGATTTATAAGGATCGCACCATCTATAAGAAGAAGATGCTTATTGCAAAACAGGATTATGAAAAAACTCCGACTAAGGCATTGGAGAAAGAGATTGCACGATGCAACAACATTCAGATGGCTCGCAAGATTCAACTCAACTCTGCATATGGTGCTATTGGTAATCAATATTTTAGGTACTATAAATTGGCCAATGCGGAGGCGATTACGCTTTCTGGTCAAGTCTCTATCCGTTGGATTGAGAGTAAGATGAACCAGTATCTAAATAAACTGTTGTCTACAACCGACGAGGACTACGTAATTGCATCTGACACAGATTCAATTTATCTTAACCTTGGACCTCTTGTTGATAAATTTTTTGCTTCTAAGTCTGGCGACAAGGTTGCGATTGTGGGACTACTTGACAAGATCTGCGAAGATAAGTTTGAACCGTACATCGACCAGTGTTACCAGAACCTGGCGAACTATGTATCGGCGTATGACCAAAAAATGCAAATGAAGCGAGAGAACATTGCTGACCGTGGTATCTGGACTGCGAAGAAGCGATACATTCTCAACGTATGGGATAGTGAAGGTGTACGGTACGATGAACCTAAACTTAAAATGATGGGTATTGAGGCAGTCAAATCCTCAACACCTGCACCATGTCGTCAGATGATTAAAGATGGTTTGAAATTGATGATGAATGGTACTGAAGAGGAGGTAATTCAATTTATTGATAATTGCCGTGCGGAGTTTAAAAAACTTCCTCCAGAACAGATTGCATTTCCGCGCTCAGTATCTGATGTTGTGAAATATAAATCTTATTCTGATATCTATTCTAAAGGAACTCCTATTCATTGTCGTGGAGCACTATTGTTTAATCACTATATTAAGGAGAATAAACTTACTAATAAATATTCACTTATCACCAATGGTGAAAAAATTAAGTTTCTCTATTTGAAGAAACCGAATATTATTAGAGAGAATGTAATTTCATTCATTCAAGATTTTCCGACAGAATTAGGTCTTGACAAGTATATTGATTATGACCTACAATTTGAGAAAAGTTTTGTCGAACCACTAAAATCAATCTTGGATGCTATTGGATGGAATGTTGAAAAAACTGTAAACTTAGAACTATTTTTTGGATAATGGAATTGCCTATTAATGATAAAGAACTTGCTACTATTGTAAGTGCTTTACGTCTTGGTGGAGATGCTGCACTCTACCAAAAAATTGATACTATTAAGAAGATTAGGGAAAAGCACCCTGATACTTATAAAAAAGTGGCCCGCGAAGAATTTGGATTTATTATTTAATGGATTTTTTAAAAGAGATTGTAAAGGAAATCGGAGATGACTATACCAAACTGGCAAAAGACATCGACGACACAGAAACTTACGTGGACACAGGTTCGTACATCTTTAACGGACTTTGTTCAGGTAGTATATTTGGTGGTTTTTCTGGGAATAAGATTACTGCCATTGCTGGGGAGTCTAGTACTGGTAAAACTTTTTTTAGCCTCGCAGTGGTTAAGAATTTTTTGGACTCTAATCCTGATGGATATTGCCTGTATTTTGATACTGAGGCAGCTGTCAATAAGTCGCTCTTAGAAAGCAGAGGAATTGATCTCGCACGTCTTGTTGTCGTCAACGTAGTGACTGTTGAGGAATTCCGTAGCAAGGCACTCAAGGCAGTGGACATGTATCAAAAATCACCTGAGGAAGACCGCAAACCCTGTATGTTTGTGCTAGACTCTTTGGGGATGCTCTCCACTGAGAAAGAGATTACTGATACGCTCAACGAAAAATTGGTTCGGGATATGACTAAATCCCAACTGATTAAAGGTGCGTTCCGTATGCTCACACTCAAGTTGGGTCAAGCAAATATCCCTATGATTGTTACTAACCACACTTACGATGTCATTGGTGCTTACGTCCCTACTAAGGAAATGGGTGGAGGTTCTGGACTCAAGTACGCCGCCTCAACTATCATCCACTTGTCTAAGAAAAAGGAAAAGGATGGAACAGAAGTCATTGGAAATCTTATCAAGGCAAAGACTGCTAAGTCGCGTTTAAGTAAGGAGAATCAAATTGTTACGGTGCGTCTTTATTACGATGAGCGTGGTCTTGATCGATATTTTGGTCTTCTTGAACTCGGTGAGGTTGGCGGACTTTGGAAAAACGTTGGAGGTCGTTATGAGATGACTGTTGATGGTGAGACTAAAAAAGTCTACGCCAAAGCAATTTACAAAGATCCTGAAACATACTTCACCCCAGAGGTGATGGAACAACTGAACATTATTGCAAAACAAACTTATTCTTATGGAGCGAATTGAGGCAACTATTCTACGAAACCTTGTTTTCAATGAAGAGTATTCTCGCAAAGTAATTCCGTTTATTGAACCTGATTATTTTGAACAGAGAACTGAAAAAATTATCTTTGAGGAGATTACGCAGTTTATTGTGAAGTATGGTTCTGCCATTACAACAGAAGCACTCACGATTGAGTTAGAGAATCGCACTGACCTTTCTGAAGTAGAAGTGAAAGATTCTCGTGAGATTATTTCAAATTTTACCGATATTTCAGTAGAACAAAACTGGTTGACTGACACTACTGAGAAGTGGTGTCGTGATCGTGCAATTTATCTTGCTCTGATGGAATCAATTAGTATTGCTGACGGGCAAGATGAAATGAAAAATCGTGATGCGATTCCCTCGATTTTATCTAATGCATTAGCGGTTTCATTTGATAATCATATTGGACACGATTACCTTCAGGACTATCAGGAGAGATATGAATTTTATCATCAGAAAGAGAATCGTATCCCGTTTGATCTTGAGTATTTTAATAAGATTACGAAAGGTGGTTTGGTTAACAAGAGTCTTAATATCGCTCTTGCTGGGACAGGTGTTGGTAAGTCTCTTTTCATGTGTCATCTGGCTAGCTCCGTTCTCCTCAGAGGAAGTAACGTTCTTTACATTACAATGGAGATGGCAGAGGAAAAAATTGCTGAACGTATTGATGCAAACCTTCTGAATGTACCAATTCAAGACCTTGTAAGTCTTCCTAAAACTTCATTTGAAAACAAAGTTGCCACTTTAAACAAAAAAACACAAGGTCAACTTATAATTAAAGAGTATCCAACTGCAAGTGCTCATAGTGGACATTTTAAAGCACTTCTTAATGAACTTGCACTTAAGAAATCCTTTAAACCTGATATTATATTTGTGGATTATCTCAATATTTGTGCCTCGTCACGTTACAAAGGATCTTCCAATATTAATTCCTATACTCTTGTTAAGTCGATTGCAGAAGAACTTAGAGGATTGGCTGTCGAAGCCGAGGTCCCTATCGTATCTGCCACCCAGACCACTCGTTCTGGTTATGGTAGCTCTGATGTTGACCTTACTGACACTTCTGAATCCTTTGGTCTCCCTGCTACTGCTGATCTTATGTTTGCCCTTATTTCTACAGAAGAGTTGGAACAACTGGGACAGATTATGGTGAAGCAATTGAAAAACAGATACAATGATATCAGTATTTTTAAACGTTTTGTGGTTGGAATTGATCGTGCCAAGATGAGATTATATGATTGTGAGCAATCAGCACAGGATGACATTCTTGACAGTGGGCGGGAAGAAGAGTATAATAACGACGACAAACAAAAGAAATCATTTGCAGGATTTAAATTTTCATGACCGTTAACACTGATGCATATCTTGAGTTTGTGAATGCCGTCACATCTCAACCCAGTCAAGATGCCGATGCCTTTGAGTATCGTATTCAAGAACTTCGTGGAGAAGGATTTGAAACACATCGTCTCCTCACTGCCTCTGTTGGTATGTGTGCCGAAGCAGGTGAGTTTACTGAGATTGTAAAGAAGATTATTTTTCAGGGTAAACCAGTCACCGAAGAGAACATGTTTCATATGAAGCGTGAACTTGGTGATATTATGTGGTATGTTGCACAGGCATGTATGGGTCTCAATATTTCTCTTGATGATATCATTGAGATGAATGTTGATAAACTCAAGTCACGATATCCTGGTGGTGAGTTTGATGTTCATCATTCTGAGAATCGTAAAGATGGTGATATTTAATAAATGAAAAAACTGATTAATAAGTATCTTAAACTAGTAGCGAAGATTCCTGAAAAGCATTATTGGCCAATTTTTATCTTCTTTTCACTTTATTTTGTTGTTCCTTACAGTGAATTTGCAGTTACGGTACTTGTTATTCTGTACTTTAAGTTTGAACAAGTATTTCGCAATTTATTTTCAAAGATTGTTGAACCTTTACCAGAATGGGTACGTATTGGTGGTTCAGTTATCTTTTTTCTAGTAATGTTGGATGATACTGTTTTTTATGGATCGATCATTCTCTTTGCTCTTTGGACTAATAGGGAAGCAAAAAAGCTAAAATCAAATGTACACAATTCTTAATTACTTAGCAGCATTCTGGTCTGTTACCATAATGAATTGCATTCAACCAGTCAATTGGGAAGCGTGTCTTCCAGTTCATGAGTGGTTACTTCCTGAACTTCATGAGGGATGGAAACATTATACTGGTGAGATAGTTCCCTATCAAAATGAAAAAAAAAATCTTAATGATATTGTAGATAAAAAGTAAATTATTTGATTTACACCTTCATAAATATTCAAAAAATGAATTCTTACATTTCCGAATTAGTTGCTAATTATAAAGGAACTAATTATGAACAGTTCATTAGATACATTCATCAAACATTTCAACGCGAAATTGATATAAGCAAAGGCAAACAAAAGAATAAATATATAAAGATACGGAATGATATTTTGAATTATATTGTTTCCAATAAGCGGAATGTCGTCTTAGAACTACGTAGAAATAGATATCAATGAAAAGTTTTTTTCAATTTTTAGGTGAATCCGCAACTCAACAGGCAAAACGTCTTGGACTTCAAGGTGATGGTCATGGTGGATGGTATGATCGTGGAACTGGAGAGTTTGTAGCAAAAACTGAAAAAGGAAGACTAAAGTTTTATAATAAGCGTCAGAAGGTTGGTAAAGATGATCCTAATCAAACTGATCTTGAAAAAAATGTTTCTGATCCAAATTTTATAGATCCTGGTTTACAGCAACAGGAAGTTCCTCCTGAGCAACAGGCAGCACCTGAACCGCAGCAACAACAGACTTTAAATATTAGTCCAGAATTGGAGACAGGTCCTCCACCAGTTCCCAAAACAAGAGGAACTTTGACTATTGCTTTTGGTAGATTCAATCCGCCACATGCTGGTCACCAACAGTTGATGGATACTGCTGCTGCCTCTGCAGAAGCAGAAGAAAGTGACTATATGATTGTCCCTTCACGTTCAAATGATCCTAAGAAGAATCCTTTGGATGCTGATACAAAGGTTGCATTCATGAGAGGGATGTTCCCTCAACATAGTTCAAGAATTCAAAATGATCAAAATACTAGAACCATTTTTGATGTTCTAAAAAAAGCACATAATGATGGATATGCAAACGTAAGAATTGTTGGTGGTGCTGATAGAGTAAGGGAATTTGATAAACTCGCTAATAATTATAATGGCACTCTTTATCAGTTTGATAATGTTGAAGTGTTATCTGCCGGTGATAGAGATCCTGATGCCGATGGTGTTGAAGGAATGTCAGCGTCAAGATTAAGACTTGCTGCATCTGAAAATGATTTCAGAACTTTTAAGATGGCAATGCCTGATGCTATGAGACCAAAAGATGCAAGAGAATTGTTTAATACAGTCCGTGCATCGATGGGTATTAATGAAGAATGGGGTATTTGGGAAATGGCACCCAAGTTTGATCAACAAACTCTTCGTGAAAATTATATATCTAAGACTATCTTTAACATTGGTCAATTAGTTGAAAATATGAATACTGGTCTCATTGGACGTATTATTCGTAGAGGTGCTAATCATCTGATTTGCGTAACTGAAGATAAGATTATGTTTAAGTCATGGATTAAGGATGTAAATGAGGCAATTGTGAATGGAACTGAAGTGGGTGGTGTTCCAGCAGAAAAACGTTTAGTTGGAACAAAATCACATCTAAAATATGTTGAATCTATGGTTCCGGGATCTAATATGTCTAGCGGAAGGGACTTTATAAATAAATATAAGATAAGGAAATCGTAATCGTAAAATCTTCCGATGACTAAAAAGATATTTGAAGAGCTTCCAGCACGTAAGAACGCCCCTGCAGTAGCACCTGTTGCTGCAAAAGGTTCTGACAGTGGTGGTGCTGAAGGTTCTGAGAAAAGAATCCGCCAAGCAGTATACGATATTCGTTATCGTGCAAGAAGAGAGGGTGTTGACCTGAGAGCAGCATATGCTCAGTATATGCAGAATAGTAATCTGAGTGCTCCTGAACAATCAGCAGTTAGAGCAAAACTATTTGGTAACGATGGTGGTGGTGGTGAGAAGAAAGAATCTTATACCCCATTAATGACTAATGGTGCAACTACCTCAATTGCCAATGCAATGTTTAAAGTCTTTGTTGAAGATTCGGAAGAGCAAGAATTTGTTTATGAAGATGAAAGTGCAGATAGAAAATATAAGGTAAGAGTTACTGATGAGAAAACTAGTCGCACCTATGTAAGATATGCCGACCGTGCAAAGATCACTGCTTTAAGAGAAAAAGGTCTTAAGGTTGAAATGACTGAACATGGTGAACCTGTCGGTGAGCGTAGTAAGAAAATTGGAATGGATCCTGTTGCTAAGAATCCATCGGTAAGAGATGGTGATGTAAATAATGATGGTGTAAAAAATAAAACTGATAATTATATCTACAATCGTCGCGATGCAATTAATGCAGCGATTGCTAAGAAGAAAGGTATGAGTGAAGATTTCCTTGTAGATGGAACTACTTCAACTGAAGGTCAAAACAAAGGTAAGATTACTGGTAAAAGTATTGATAATTATTCAACCGGCATTATTACGGTAATGCCCGAAAATAGTGCTGACCCTAATCCAAAGGTACGTAAAGGAATTTATGCTCATATTGAAGTTGAGATGACTGCTTCACAACGTCGTTTGATGGAGATGATTGCCGAGAAAAAGAAATTGGATTCATGCGTCCATAACGGTAAAGGTGAAGAATGTTCGGTACATGGTACTAAGGAATGTCCCGATTCTGTTTCTGAAGGTATGGGCGGAGATTGTGGTCCTGAAGATAAGGAAAAGAAGGACATGAGAGCCGATAAAACTTATCGTGAAGTTCTTAAAAATAAGTTGAGATCAATGGGTAAGAGAGTTCTTGCTACTACTGGAGAGGATTCCGAAAAGAGTTATGAGAAGATGGCAACTGCATCCTTCATAAAGATTGACAAGATGACTGGTAAAATGGAACCAGTAAGTCTTTATGGTGAAGCAATGATAATGGTTACTGATTCTCTTATTGAAGAAGGTTATTCTGAAGATCAGATTTTTGATGCCATTGACAATTTAAATGAAAATCAAAGACAAGAACTTGAAGAAGGTCTTGGCACTTTGATTAATCTTGGTCAAAAGGTTATAAGGAGGATACCTGGTTCTAAAAACCTTGTAAGAAAAGGTGCTGAGGTTGTTAAAAATGTAATAACTAGAGGCGGTAAAAAGAAAACACTTGGTTCTGGTGATATTGGAGCACTAAGACTTTATCAAGATAAAGCAAATCAATCTCTTCAGAAACTCAATAAGAGTACTGCTGCATCAAAGACAAATGATGCCACTCGCGCTGCTGCCAGAGAAAAAACTAGATTGAATAATTTAGATCCTCGTGCTGTTAGTGATCGTAATGCTCGCGAAGCATCTGCTCAAGCAATGCAGAGAAATGTGGAAAAAGGTAGACCGTCTTTTGCAGGACCACAACCAGTTGATAGATTAGACTACAAACCTGGTGATCCACAGTTTACAGATGCTCTAAAGAGATATTATGCTGATCTGAGAGCAGGAACAAAAGGACTTCCAAAATAAAACATTAAATTGCTATATAGTGTAATTGCTATAATTAAATGTTAGGATTTTTACTTCCACTCGCATCAAAAATTATCACCGATGCAGTTTCTAAAATTCCAGAGAATGAAGAACTTGGTGAGAAGATGGTTGAGATCTGTCTTGTTATTCTTGCTAAAGCTGTTAAGCTGACCAAGACTGATATGGATGATCAACTCCTTGAAGTTGTTACCAAATCAATTCGTGCTAGAGAGGAGTGATTCCTTTCTTTTTATAAATATTTCAATACAAGATTCATAGGTAAGGAAACATGTCTCTATGGGGCAATAAAGATCTCGTTTGTAATAAGGGATCAATCGCTATCAATCTGACAACCGGTGCTGTCACTGGTACGGCAACCACATTTAACACTGCTGGATTCGTTGTATCCGAAGGTGATGTTCTTGTTGTTGGTACTGGTGCTACTTTTGGTCACGCAGTTATTGATTCCGTTACTAGCGACACTGCAATTACGGTTAAGGGTACTGGCGATCTGATTGTAAATCCAGATTCTAGTGATGTCACGAAAGCTGCTTACGTTGTTACTCAGATTCCAGTTTCATCGATTAATGATTCGCATTATGCGGCACCTGATGTTAAATCAAACAAAACTTCTAGTGTTTTTGGTGTAGACGAAACTGAAACTGAAACCGCAAGAGCTGGTTCTGGTGATGCTCGCAACTACAAACCACAACATGCTGGTTGGGTTGGTGTAACCACCTATACTGATATGCATGGCACTTTAAGAATTAAGACTGAGACTTTAGTTGCTGGTGGCACAATTAGTGCTGACAGAGATGACGACGCACAATATCCTGACGCTTGATAAAATGGGTTAACACATGAGATTTGATGAATTGAACGAGAGTAACTATCTACTCTTCGCTATAAAATTTTATAACAACCCACAATCAGTTACTAGAGATGACTTTGAGTCAGATCTAAAGAGGATACGTTATATTAAAAGATTATTGAAGAGATATAAAAATACAGGTGAGTTAAAAATTCACCTGATATTGAATCATCTTATTATATTGTTTAATGTATTTGATGATGCTACAGTACCTTTATTATTTTATCACTTGGAGGAAGAACTCTGGCCTGCAATAAAGAGTTTCCTTGTCTTTTTGAATCGTATTCCAGAATATCCTAAGAGTGATATAACAGGTATTCCTATAGATCATGAATGTTTGCAGCAATTACAAGAGATTTAATGGACATTAACAAAATCATTGATATAGTAAGAACTCTCAAAGAAGAGGGTGGTCCTACTGTGTCTATGGGTTCTGGTCAAATTGCTGGTTCTGCTGAGGCAGGAGATGATCCTCCTGTGAAGAAAAAGAAAAAGTACATTTATGCAGGTAGAGGATCCCGAAGAATGTGGATGCAAAATGGATGAATCAGCAGCTGCAGCTAACGCCGCAATTTTAGAAAGATTGGAAAGAATTGTTGATTCTCTTCAGGATAATTCTGTTAAGATGGGTCAACTTCTGGCAGTCCATAATGAAAAATTAGATAAGCAAGATAGAATTGATGCAGTTCTCTTTGAAAAAATAGATAGTGTACACCGTGAGGTGAATCGTAAGGCAGACGAGATAAAGAAAGGATGTGAGAGAGACATCAGATTAATTGATGATCGTCTTCGTCTTATGGAAAAAAAGATGTGGACTGTTGCTGGTGCATTAACAGTAGTCTCATTTATAGTCAGTATGCCCGGACAAAAATTTATGGCATCTATCTTGACACCATCCGTCCCGCAGGTTATAATAGAAAGGCAAAAGTGACCTATTGTAATGGATCTAATTGATTCAAAGTACGTTGGATTAATTTCGTCACGTTTACAAAAATTTAAGAAGGTCAAATCAGACCTATACAACTTTCGTTGTCCTATCTGTGGAGACTCACAGAAGAACAAGAACAAGTGTCGTGGGTATATGTATGTTATGAAGAATAACACCAACTTCAAGTGCCATAACTGTGGTGCTAGTTTGTCGTTGAATAATTTTATCAAGAAACTTGATACTACTCTTCATAAACAGTACACACTTGAGAAGTTTAAGGAAGGTCATACTGGACGTAGTTTTGTTGTTGATCAACCAGAGTTTCATTTTAAGAAACCAATTTTCAAGAAAAAATTAAATTTGCCTAAAGCATCAAAAAATCCTTTTGCAAACAAATACTTATTGGACAGAAAACTTAATCCCGAAAAGTTTTATTACACCAATAAATTCAAAGAGTGGTCTAATACACAGAAGAAAACGTTTGATTCAACATATAAAGATGAACCACGTATCATCATACCAATGTATGATATGGAGAATAATCTTTTTGGATTTCAGGGGAGAAGTCTAATTCCCAACTCTGTTAAATATATCACCGTGATGTTAAACGATGATTTTCCGAAACTATACGGACTTGAAACAATCAACGAAGAAAAACCAATCTATATCGTTGAAGGACCCTTCGACTCCACGTTCGTGGAAAACTCTGTTGCTATGTGCGGGTCCGATGTTGATATTGGGTCGTTTAATTGGAGCGATTATATTTGGGTTCTTGATAATGAACCACGCAACAGAGAAATTGTCAACCGAGTATCAAAACTCATCGATAGAGGACAGAAGGTAGTAATTTGGCCAAATATTATTACAGAGAAAGATATCAATGATATGATTCTCGCTGGACATGACGTTATGTCTATGATAAAATTAAATACACATTCTGGTTTAGAAGCAAAAATTAAATTCAACAGTTGGAAAAAAGTATGAGTAACGGGACAAAAGTAGTCAAGAGAAATGGAAATACTGAACCTCTTGATTTGAATAAACTTCATGTAATGGTAGAAGAGGCATGTAAAGATTTGGCAGCAGTTTCTGCTTCTCAAGTTGAAATGCAGTCTGGAATTCAGTTTTATGATGGTATTACAACGGAAGAAATTCAAGAAATTCTTATTCGTTCTGCGTCCGATCTTATTGACTTGGATCACCCAAATTATCAGTTCGTAGCAGCACGTCTGCTGCTCTTCTCCTTGCGTAAACGATTGTTTGGTAGGATGCATGAGAATCCTACTGTAAAGGGGCATGTAGAGTCTTGTGTTGGGAGTGGAGTATATGACTCAGAAATTCTAAGTCTTTATAATGATGAAGAGTTTGAAAGACTTGAATCTTTCATTGATCATGATCGTGACTATTTGTTCACTTATGCTGGTCTTCGTCAGGTAGTTGATAAATATCTTGTTCAAGATAGAAGCACTGGAGTACAATATGAAACTCCACAGTTCATGTATCTGTTAATTGCTGCAACTATTTTTTCAAAATATCCCAAAGAAACCCGTTTGGATTATGTAAAAAAGTATTATGACGCAATTTCACGACACAAAATCAACATCCCAACACCAATCATGGCAGGAGTTAGGACAACTCTTAAACAGTATGCCAGCTGTGTTCTTGTTGATGTTGATGACACCCTCGATAGTATCTTTACTAGCGATATGGCTATTGGCAAATATGTTGCACAACGCGCAGGAATCGGTATCAACGCAGGTCGTATCAGGGGTATCAATACTAAAATCAGAGGTGGAGAAGTACAACATACAGGTGTCGTCCCATTTCTCAAAAAGTTTGAGAGCACTGTCAGATGTTGTACTCAAAACGGCATCAGAGGTGGAAGCGCGACAGTCCATTTTCCCATTTGGCATCAAGAAATAGAGGATATCATTGTACTTAAGAACAATAAAGGGACAGAAGATAATCGTGTCCGAAAGTTGGACTACAGCATCCAAATCTCTAAACTATTCTACGAACGTTTTATCAAGAATGAAGAAATCAGTCTCTTCAGCCCTCACGATGTGCCAGGTCTGTATGATGCTTTTGGCACTGAATCGTTTGATGATCTCTATACAAGTTATGAATCTGACGGATCAATTCCACGCAAGATTCTTAAAGCACAAGACCTTTTCTTAGACCTCTTGAAAGAAAGAGCAGAAACTGGTAGACTGTATATCATGAACATTGATCACTGCAATTCTCACTCATCATTTACTGATAAGATAGAGATGAGTAATCTATGTCAAGAAATTACTCTTCCAACAAAACCACTTAATCATATTGACGATGAAAATGGAGAAATTGCTCTCTGCATACTTAGTGCTATCAATATCGGAAAAATTAGGGATTTTGAGGATATTGAAATTCTTTGTGATCTTGCTGTTAGGAGTCTTGATGAACTTATTGATTTTCAAAACTACCCCATCCGAGCAGCAGAAATTGCCACAAAAGCACGCCGTTCTCTTGGAATCGGTTACATTGGTTTAGCACATTACCTTGCTAAGAATGGTTATCAGTATAGCGATTCTGGTGCATGGAAACTTGTTCATGATTTAACTGAGGCATTTCAATACTATCTCATCAAATCTACCGTAAATCTTGCAAAGGAAAAAGGTGCTTGTGAATACAGTAACCGAACAAAATATGGAAATGGAATTCTTCCGATTGATACATATAAGAATGACGTGGACGAAATTGTTCCGAATGAGCTTCAGTACGATTGGGAGAGTCTTAGAACTCAAGTTTTGGAATATGGAGTACGGAACTCAACATTGTCCGCACAGATGCCTTCGGAGAGCAGTTCCGTTGTGTCAAACGCAACAAATGGAATTGAACCACCTAGAGGATACTTGTCCATTAAGAAGTCCAAAAAAGGACCTCTTAAGCAGATTGTTCCACAATACGGAACACTGAAGAACAATTATGATCTTCTGTGGGAAATGAGATCCAATAAAGGATATATTAATATTGTTGCCGTAATGCAAAAATTCTTTGACCAGGCAATCTCTGGCAATTGGAGTTACAATCCGGAACATTATCCTAATAATGAAATTCCAGTGTCTATCATGGCACAGGATCTATTAACTACATACAAGTATGGATGGAAGACATCCTACTATCAAAATACATACGACATCAAGACTGACGAAATGGATGATTCCAATGAGTCACTTGATAGTTTAATTTCTCAAATAGAAACCGAAGAGGAGGAAGACTGTGAGTCTTGTAAGATTTAAGACGAATAAAGAAGAGAGACCAGTGGTCGATTCTATGACCGTGTTCAATGCAGAAGAGGTAGACACTAAAAAGCAACCAATGTTCTTTGGAAAACCATTAGGTATTCAAAGATACGATTCTTACAAGTATCCAATTTTTGATAAGTTGACCACTCAGCAGTTGGGATATTTCTGGAGACCTGAAGAGGTATCACTCCAGAAAGACCGTGCTGATTA